TTTAGCAGCCCTAGCATTAACGTGTTAGGGCTTTTTTTATGAATATGCCGGTGTAGCTCAGTGGTAGAGCGGTGGTCTCCAAAACCGCGACAGCGAGGGTTCGATTCCTTCCACCGGTGCCAAACTATTTTAAAAATAGATTGACAATAGATACAAATTGTAGTATACTTTAGAGACAATAAGGCAATGGCGCTTTATTAAGCATTATCAAAGGAGAATACAATGCTATCAACTATTTTATATTCAGTCAATCCAAAGAACGGTCAACAAATGGACGGGTTCGTAGCTTTCAGCGAAAACGATGAAAACACAATCAAGCGTAAAGCACGTCTTGAAAAAGATGTTATCGGCGATGCTTGGAGAAATTGGTCCGGTGGCCGTCGGAGAGATCTTGTCGAAGTAGCTAAATCTAAAGGCTATGAGATTAAAGTTAAACTTTGTTTGATTGAAGGGTAGTTACTAAGTGTCTTGTTTTAAATAGCAAGACACTTTATTTTTAAGGAGTAAACATGCACTATCATTCGGAACATAAATGGACGCAACCATATCGTACACACGGACTACTATGGGAAGCAATAGATACAGTATCGATGTGCGATACGCTAGACGAACAAGACGATATAGTTGACACTAAACTTGCGGATACAATGTTATCCAATATTGGTGTTCAAGTACGCATAGAGTAGATAATTACAATTATGAACACAAAATTTAAAAATGCATCCCGCCGAGTACCACAGAGTTGTCCGCCTATTTGGTTTATGAGACAAGCTGGTCGTTATCATAGTCATTATCAAAATCTTAAACAAACTTATACTTTTGATACACTTTCAAAAAATCCGGAACTTGCAGCCGAAGTTGCTCTTGGTCCAATTAAAGAGTTTGATTTTGATGTTAGTATATTGTTTAGCGATATTGTTTATCCTTTTCAAGGACTAGGACTACAACTAGATTTTGATCCAGGTCCAAAATTTAATGAACTGATTACGCCTGAAAACTATGAAAACTATTTAGACATCAACGGAGCCATTGAGTTTATGGGCTTTCAAGCTGATGCTGTTCGGGCAACTCGACATGTTTTACCAGCAGACAAAAGTCTTATTGGATTTGTAGGGGGTCCGTGGACACTTATGCACTACGGCGTAGATTATAGAGCACACATGGACTTTAAAAAATATTATCTGAAAGAAGTAATTATTCCATTATTGCAAGGTAACATTCAACTGCAATTAGATGCAGGTGCTGAAAAAGTTTTAATTATTGATAGCGGGCTAGACACACTTGGGCGTTCATTTTTAAGAGACACATATTCCGAATTGCTTAACGAGCTTGTTGGACCTGATTGCGGATATTACTGCAAAGGACTAACTACTGACTTGTCACATTTAGTACTAAACAAGATGTGGGGCGGTATTGGGTTTGATGCATCAATTAACATTGAAACAATTATGGACAAAAAGAAAGACGGATTTATACAAGGTAACTTTGATCAAAACTTTATGTTACTTCCTGAAGACAGGTTCCGTGGCAAAGTAGACGAGTTTATTGCTAAAATGAAAGATATTCCGGATCGTACTGGATGGGTTTGTGGACTAGGACACGGTATCAATAAAGAAACACCGGAGGACAGAGTACACTATTTTATAAACAAAATACGCAACGAGTTTAGCTAATGATTTTAAATTACGGTTGGTTTATGTCGGGTGTCGGAAACGATGAAGAACCTTCAGGACGTCATGTACTAGGATATACAAGTCTTGAGCCATTGTCAAAAAATTTACCTGTTGAAATTAAAAATTCAGAATACAGTAAGTGTCCTGCTTTTACTAAAGACATGAAAAAAATATTTGTAGTTAAAGCAGGGTTTGATTTTGAAGTAGATATAGATCAAGTAGCAGAGTCTTGGGATGGGAGTGATCAAGGATACATTAATCGGCATTTATCTTTAGTTAACCTCGCTAATGATCGCTTAATACAGTATACTACTGATCTTGTAGTGTTTTGCGATCAGCCTTTAAATTTATCAATTATACATCCGTTTTTACATCATAACAGCTGGACAGATGCGGGACATGCTATATCAGGCACCTTTGATGTTGGTAATTGGTTTAGACCAATACAGGCTGCATTGTTTGTCAGACCAAACATGCCAAAGATTAATCTTAATATAAAACAAGGCGATATATTGTTTTACCTAAAAGCCGATACTGATGAAAATATTAAACTATCCCATTTTTCCGAAACACGTAGGTTACGAGAGTTAATGTTAAGTTGTCTACAACTTAAACATACACGAAGGAAACTATTTACATTACAAGAAGCATATGCTAGATTTAAGCAACACAATTTCCGTAAACAAATATTGGCAGAGATAAAAAGGCAAAACGATGAGTAATAATGCAACACGTATGATAATGGAACAGTTTGGTGATATCGGGCTACCTGATATGCCTGATACACCTGCTGAAGCATTGAATAACTTAGACACTGTTGAAGTTATTGATAACAAAGGCAGAGAGTTTAAGGCAAAACTACAACCTGGTGAAACAATTACATATTCTATCGAAGGTACAGTATTAAGAGTCTATATTACATAAATCTCTTGACAGCCTAATAATTAGACTATACTGTAAATACAGCAACAGAGGATATTAGATATGGCAAAAGTAGCAGGCGTAAAAGTAAAGAAGAAAGCAGTTCGTGCAAAGAGACGTGGAAGTGAATGGGATGCAGTTCCTGTTACTACGTGGCATAAAGCACATTATCATATACACTACTTAATGGAATCTAAATCTTGGGGTAATAAAGTACGTGACTACATCAAAGATAACTATGATAAAAACATTGTCGCTGCAATTAACAAGCTACCAAATTGGAAGATTGATGGGAAGAGTCATTGGGCGACTGTGGTTCACCTTACTAATGTAAAGCCTGAGCTTGTACATCCCGACTATGCTGGAAAACTTGATCTGTATATTAACGGACTTGCTGAAGAAGGCGCTCTTATTGTAAAAGAAGACAAAGAAGAAGAAACAGCAAAGAAGAATGTGTATATTCCAACTATACAAGAGCGTATCTTAGAACAGGCACAAGATGCTGTAGAAGATATTGACGAATGGCTCGACGGGTTTATTAGCGATCAAGATAATTTTGATCCTAAGGGGTTTGACTTTAAGACACATTTTACTAAAAGAGGTGTAACACAGGCTCATGCACGTAAAATGAAAAAGTTCTACACAGATGCATTACAGGACTTTCAAGACTTAGAGCGTATGCCAACTGCTGGACAGCTTAAAAAGATGGATGAGCATACTCAAGATATGTGGGCGCAACTAAAAGAAGGCTATGCACACATTAAGAAGAAAGATATCAAGAACTATACAACTGCTATCGAAGAGCTCCAAGCGGCACTTGATTACATTATTGACACTGCTAAGGCAACACGTAAGACTCGTAAGCCTAAAGCTAAGAGTGCAACTAAACTTGTAGAGAAATTAAAATTCTTGCAAACAGACGACAAGTACAAACTTGCAAGTATTGATCCAAGTACTATTGTTGGTGCTGCGGAGCTTTGGGTTTTTAATATTAAAACACGTAAGCTAGGTAAGTATATTGCACAAGAGCATCAGACACTGCAAGTAAAAGGCACCACAATACAGTTCTTTGATGAGAAGAGAAGCGTACAGAAGACGCTACGTAAGCCTGCAGACCAATTAAAAGAGTTTAAAAGCGCTGGCAAAGTAGCATTAAGAAAATTTTTAGAAGACATCCCAACTACAGATACAAAATTAAACGGGCGTATTAATCCGGATACTATATTACTTAAGGTATCCTGATAAATACTATATGAACAATGATTTATCAAAATTAAAAACAGGTGTGGACGGACTATATGATGCATTAGCAAGTATGTCTTCCACACCTGTTATAGAGCCCCGCAGTTTAACAGGTAATGCACTAGAAGGCGGCCTGTATAAGAAGTTCCAAAGTACAGGCATACATGATACTGCCAATTCGCAAGTGCTAACAGTTGAAGATGACGGAATTCATACTTCAACGTTACATACTAGCAATATTGTTGGTAATGTTACATTTCCAGGAGCAGTACGAATCAAAGGACCGTTACTTTGGGATAACAGTGGGCTTAAAGCTGATATACTTAAAGAAGCAGCAGAACATGCAGCAACTATAACTCCAAAAATAGATCATACATCGATACCTCAACGAGGCCTTAGCGGTAATCACTTAAATGGCGGACTATATACAAACTTTAAAAGTTTAGGCATAAGAGATGATGCAAAAAAGATAGCGTTAGTTGTTACTGAGCAAGGAATTGAAACTGATAAAGTTACTGCAAGAGTAGTAAAGACTGATAACCTACTACTTGATAATGCAAGTATACATGGTGATCTAACAATTACTGGTACATTTAAAGCAAAGAGGATGCATATCGAGGAAGTTACAACTGACTCTAGACAAGAGCGTTCTGAGCCTTTACAATTTCTTCCTAAAGGAGAAAATAACTACAACAATGGATTATTATGGGTAGTTGATGGACCTACGAAACAGTTTGTGTTACATCCTAACCCGGATCAATTTTATAGTAGTGAACATGTAAATTTACACAAAGATAAAGAATACTTTATCGGCGGCCTACCAATTATTAATCGAGAAAAATTAGGAGATAGTATTTCTCATTCTAAATTAAAACATGTAGGACGTTTGCAAAATCTTGCTGTAGATGGCAATTTTGAAATTGATCAGTTTGTTTTTTATAGCGCAGTATCAAATAGACTAGGATTTGGCGTAGAAGAGCCAAACGGTACAATCGGCATCGCGGGCATTGATAACGATTTTATTATCGATATCGAAGATACTTCAAGTAAGGTTGGTAACTATAGTAGTACGCCACTTAATATTATTACAGATAATGTTGCAAGAATACAAATTAGTGCAACCGGTAATAGAATTGTTATCGGTAGTAGTGTAGAGACCAAAACTAATATACAAGGTAAGCTAGGAATTAATGTTAATAGTCCTGACGCTGATATTGTTACTGCCGGACCAGTTAAGTTCGAGGGCAAGAAGTTTTCTGTAGGAGATTCATCACCGTCTATGGGAACATGGAATAAGGGCGATATTGTTTGGAATCAAAATCCTGCGCCTACAGGTTATGTAGGATGGGTATGCATTAGATCTGGTAATCCAGGTGAATGGAAGACTTTCGGACAAATCCATCAATAAAAAATGGAATACGATAAATTAATTAGACAAACAAAAATATGGGCTGTTGCTGGCCGTATTTTACCTATTGTTGCGTTAGGTATAATTTTCTTTATCGATATGGTCGGCTATGTCGATATTAAATCAAAAGTAATGGTAATTATCGCTACCTTATTTTTGTCATCCGTTGTATATTGGTGGTGGTGGAGCACTTACAAAATTTACCAGTTAAGTAAATTTCTTTCTGAAACAGAACATAGATTATACGATGTAACTACATCTCTTAAAGAAATAAGACAATCTTTAAGAGATGATAGTATTAACTAATTTTGGTAATTCTTACCCAACCTTCTTCAATGAAGTATTGTGGTGTCTGATTATCGCCGTCTGAATTTGTTATTGTAAAATAATTGTTTGCAGGTGTAGCATCTTCAAATGTTACAAGTATTCTTGCTTTTACTGCACTTGCTTTATCAACATTTTCTAATACTAATGTATCGCCTGCGTCCGCCATAATTTTATTAGATGAACTAAATGCTTCTAAGTCAAATCTTACTAATTGGTTTGCTGAAACTGTAAAGTTTGGTAATAATGTTATATCAATATCATATGTAGAACCTTGTGCAAACCCATTAAATCCGCCAAGTGTTTCATTCCATGTAATACCAGTTAACTTACCATCGTACTGTGAGTTTGTAGGACCAAAATTATTAGCAACAGTATTCAGTGCCTTAATTTCTACCCATTCTCCTAGTTCTGATGGGGAAGCTGAATCGTATCCCTTACCAATACTAGAACTACCAGTAACTGACCCTAAAGGCGCACCTGCGTCTAAGTAGAATGACGCACTTTGTTCTATAACAGGGCCGTTAGTAACAAAGCTATAATCCATCTCACCTGCTGATGAATCAATTATAACAGTACCGTCACCTTTAAGTACATCGCCCTTAGTATCACCAATAAACTGTGTAGCTGTCATTGTGCCTGTTGTTGTAGTAAGATTGCCACTAAACGTAACAAAACCAGCACTAACAATTAAAGTTGCACCACTAGCTGCCATTTCGTCTATAACAAGTCCTGGTCCGCTACCGTCAGCAGTAGTATTGCTTAGTGTAACTGTATTAGTTGATGTCGCTGAGGTGTTTGTAACAGCTTGTAGGCCTGGAATAGCAGCGCCACCGATAGCTGACGGAACCCAATTTGAACCGTTCCATTCTAGAACGTCTCCTGTTGCAAGCGAAGCAACACCACCGGATAAATCAACATCCGCTAAGTTATCAGTAGTAGCCTGCAAAGTAGCAGTCATTGTCATATCGCCTAAATTTGTAAATGTACCAGATGCAGTAATTGCACCAGTAATTTGTAATGTAGGATCAGGCATACTTACATTACTTGCACCAGTAATGTGTCCTTTTGAATCTACAACAAATGTAGCAAGCTCAGTTGCTGACCCATAAGTGCCAGCTGTAACAATAGAATCAGCATGTGAAAAGTTTATACTATTTGTAGCTGCTACTTCTACTTCTAAATAGCCGCCGTCGCCAGCAAACTGAATAGTTTCTCCTAAATCAATAACTTGCGAAGTTGGACCTACAGTATCTGTTATTGTAATAGCTGAATTATCAAGTGACGAGTTTGGAAGATTTTCAATAGTGATCATTGGAGTATGATCTTCACCTGTAGTTAGATCAAGTGTAACACCTGTGCCAGCAACTAGATTCTTTACAAAGCTACCAGTTGTGTCGGTACCTAATGTAATAGCATCTGCTACTGGAGAAACTGTAATAGTTATATCGCCTAAGTCTGTCATTGTAGCGTTACCAGCTACTGCTCCATCTATAGTAATAACAGGATTATTAACTGTTACTGATAAGTTATCACCTGGATCGTCATACGTAATTGTAACACCAGTATGTGTTCCAGCAGCAAGTGCCGCTGCTGTTGCATCAACTGCACGTTCTGCAAAGTTTGGAATGACTGTATCAGAAATAATAACATTACCACTACCGTCAACTGAGTGTGTACCAGATGTAACTTCGCCGAACAATGATAAGTCGATACTTGCTGCCCATGCAGTTGCAGTGTCAGCATTACCAGTTAAATCACCAGTTACGTTACCTGTGAATACTGCATCAGCAGCACTTGTGTCTAACACTACAGATGAAGTGTTAGTGCTAACGACATTACCTGTTAGGTTGCCTGCAATATCACCAGTTAGCGAACCAATAAATTCACTTGCTGTTAATGTTGTAGTATTCCAAGCAGCGCCGTCCCATAACTCAGGTGACCAAGTATCAAGCGTTTCGTTCCAAACAAATCTTGCATTATCAGCAGTACCACGTTCAATTTCAATTCCTGAAGTGCCAGCAGTAACGCCTGCAGCTACTTCGTCTTTGTTTAATTTAATTGTATTATCAGTTACATCTAAGTCGGTTGTGTTTACAGTAGTTGTTGTACCGTTAACAATTAAGTCGCTGGTTACAGTTAAACTTCCAGGTACAACCATCGAAGTTGGTAAACTTAATGTTACACTAGCAGTTTCTGAACCACTACCAGCAACCTCAATTTCATTTGCTGTGCCGTTAATGACTGAAACATAAGATCCTGATGTCTTAACACCTAGTACAACAGCATTGTTATCAATTTCTGCATTAAGTTGTACATTGCCACTTCCGTCAAATGATACAGGATCTGCTGTAATAAACCCGCCTAGTATTTCAAATGTTCTTGCTGATTGTAACAATGTTGTAGTGTCAGCATTACCAGTTAAATCACCAGTTACGTTACCTGTGAATACTGCATCAGCAGCACTTGTATCTAACACTACAGATGAAGTGCTAGTACTAACTACATCACCTGTTACATCGCCTGTTAAGTCAAATCCTGCACCAGTTACAGTAACACCTGTTAAGTCAACTGTTGTACCATCTGGAACATCAATAGTATTTGTACCGTCGCCAATTGTAACAGTTGTGCCGTTTAGATTTAGTGAACCGGCTGTAGTAACTTGAATATTACCATTATCGTGTGAAAGGAAAAATCCGTCAGCACCGTTTGAAATAACTAAGTTACTACCAGCAGCTGAAGTTATAGATAATCCTGCAACAGCATTAATGTCGTCAGTGTTTAATGTAGTTATATTGGCAGTAGATAATGTAACAGTATCACTATCAACCCAGTCAGTACCATTATAAACAAGTACATCGTTTGTAACTGCGGTTGGAATTTCAACGTCAAGCAGCGCAGCTAATGTTGCAGTGTTTTCAATTTGAATACTACCACCACTAATATAGCCACTAAAGCTAGTACCATCGAGTGATACAGTTCTTGCTGAATCTGTATAAAGTTCAAACTGTGTACTACTTACAACACTAACAAAATAACTGTTACCGTTTAGTTCTGTCATACCTACAACGTCTTGAACAGTAATACTAGCACCGTTTGCTAGTCCGTGTACTGCGCCTGCTGTGAGTAATACTGGATCTGTTTGTGTAGCTGCTGTAATATTAACTGTTAAGTCTGCACTATCAATTCTAAGTGCATTTGCACTTTCTCTAATTAGTGTAATATTGTTACCTGCTATCAAACTTACTGTTTTAGTGTTGTTGTTTACATCACGCAGTTCTAAGTCTGTTGTTGATAATGGAATTTCAAATCCGTAGTCTACATCAATAGAAAAAGTATCAGTAGCATTGTCGCCGTTAAATGCAACGCCGTTACCGCGTATAATATTAAGTTCATCTGTGAAGCTATCTGCTTCGATTTCAGTTTCAACTGTTACTCCGTCAGTTGATTTTAGGACTACCTTCCTAAAAAAGTCATAAAATGCTGCTGGCATTCACCCACTCCTATGCGTTAATTATATATATTTATCGAATCTAGATGTAATTAGAGCTTGACATGATATGCTATATATAGTATTATAACTACAAGTGGTCTTCGTGTTCGTTCCCACTATAAATATTCCGCACACTCCATTAGCCAAGGAGACAACTATGAGTAACTACTATTCGACTAAAACATATGGACATAACATTGGACTATCAGCAGTGTTTCGTCAACCACACGCAGATCATTCACATTGCAGATTTTTACATGGATACAGTCTAGCATTTAAATTTACATTTGGATGTAATGATTTAGATCATCGTAACTGGGGTGTAGACTTTGGTGGACTAAAACCACTAAAGGCGTGGCTCGAAGATACATTTGATCATAAGACAGTAATTGATATTAATGATCCAATGAAAGACGACTTATTAGAACTTGAGACAAAGGGTCTTGCACAAATTACACAGCTAGACGGTGTTGGTGCAGAAAAGTTTGCAGAACATGCATGGCGCTTTGCTGACAATCTAGTAAAAGAAATGACACACGGGCGTTGCTGGGTTGAGTCTGTAGAATGTTCAGAGCATGGTGCTAACAGTGCTATCTTTACGCCTTTTACATGGACTAAAACAAGGTTTGTTGATGAGTAATCCAAGGTACGTTTGTTGTCTAAAATATGGAAACAAATACGACCCTATATATGTGAACAAACTTTATAATATGGTTCAGCGTAATTTAACGCTGAACTATAGATTTATTTGTTTTACTGAAGATACAACAGGCATCAACCCTCAGATTGAAACTAGACCTTTACCTGTTACGCAAGGTATAAAAGGTTGGTGGTATAAGCCCATGTTTTATAATCCCGAGTTAGGTCTAAACGGTACTATTTTATTTTTAGATCTCGATCTTGTAATTTTTGAAAACATAGATAAATTATTTGAATATAAGCCAGGCGAATTTTGCATTATTAGAGATTTCAATCGGATGCGACATGCTGGGTTTGACAAATTTAATTCAAGTGTTTTTAGATTAGAAACTGGTCAACATTCACATGTATATAGTAATTTTATGGCAAACCATAATATGATTTGTAAAAGATATCAAGGCGACCAAGACTGGATGCGACATTCAATCAAAGACGGGTTCAACTACTGGCCTGATGAATGGATACAAAGTTATAAGTGGGAAATGCGTGATAATCCTAAACTAGTATTGGATCGAAAAAAGGGCGGCCGGAATTTTGAAAAACCCGGTCAGCCTAAAATTAAACCAGATACAAGTATAGCAGTATTTCATGGTGATCCTAATCCGCATAAATGTGCAGATTATTGGGTTGCAGAAAATTGGAGATAGTATGTTACTAGCAGTAATCGAAGTAGAACACTACACTGATACCCTGTTTAGAATAAGAACTGAAAGACCTAATACGTACAGATTTACAGCAGGTGAATTTGTAATGATAAGTATGGAAGATACGCCTAAAAGAGCATACAGTATTTCAAGTGGTCCATACGACGACTATATAGAATTTTACAGTATTAAGGTGCCCGACGGTCCACTTACAAGTAAATTACAAAATATCAAAGTAGGTGATATGCTAGAAGTAGGCGAGAAACCAACCGGTACACTATTACTTGCTAACTTAGAATTAGGCGGACATTTAGTAATGATGGCAAGCGGCACTGGCATTGCTCCGTTTATTAGTTTACTACGTGACCCTGAAACATATGATTTATTTGAAAATATAACTGTAACATGGACAACTAGATTACATGCTGAACAAGACTGTTATAGAGACTTTTTAAATGAAATGCCAATTGAATATATCAGTACAGTGACACAAGAAGAAGCTGAACTACACGGACGTATTCAAAAGTTTATGGCGGATGGCACTGTACAAATTGATGATCCCAGTTATCAGCGTATTATGTTATGCGGTAGTATAGCATTTAATAACGACTTACGTGATCATTTTAACTCTTTAGGATTTGCAGAAGGCAATAAAAAGACACAAGGTACTTTTGTGCAAGAAAGAGCATTTGTCTCTTGACAACTGTAATTAAACGCTATAAACTGTTTACACAATGGTACAAACATTTAAGGCAAACAGGTAATGAGCTATATGGTACAGACAGAAGTGATCTTGCATGGTATTGCAAATACAGCAGAGTCAACTGTATTATGTGGGCATTGTCAAATTCAGGCACACATGAAACAGACGGGAGTTACAGAAAATGCTAAGAACATATAGAGTATACGCTAACTTAACATTCTTAGGCTACGAGTATGCAGAAACAGTACAAGAAGCACTAGACAAGACTACACGAAAGTTTGGCCCAGCAGCAGGATGGAACTGTCAAGAATTTACTGTAACATTAATCGAATGAGACTAACATGAACGATTTAAAATTTACCAATTGTGGTGACTTTCTTAAAAGTCAAGAATCAGTACAACGTATTGGTTTTGCATGCAAATATATGTATCGCAATCAGTCAATTAAGAAAAGAATTTTAGAGGACTATCAAAGACCGCTAAATACTCGAAGCACTACAGTTCAATGGCTTAACCGCCAAACTAAGGCTGTTGCTGAAGAACGCTTATGGGACATTATGGTCCACAATATTGCGTCCTACAGAAAGTTGATAGAGTATGTTGGATCTCTTAATCCAGAACTTCGTATGGTCCGATTGGGTAGCGATGTGCTTCCTGTTTATACCCAGCGTGACTGGTCTTATTTTTGGCAGCGTCCTGATGTGGTTGCATACTGCGAAAGAGAATTCGCAAAAGTCGGAGAAGTTGCGAAACGACTCGATGTTCGACTCTCCATGCACCCAGGCCAATTTACAGTCCTTGCTTCGGATAGTCAAGAAATAGTGGAGAGATCAATTGAGGAATTTGAGTATCATGTCAATGTTATACGTTACATGGGCTATGGACAAACATGGCAAGACTTCAAGTGTAACGTACACATATCCGGAAGACAAGGACCTGCAGGAATTAAAGCAGCGTTGCAGCGACTCACTCCAGAAGCAAGAAACACAATTACAATCGAAAACGACGAAAACAAGTGGGGCTTGGATGCCAGCTTGGAATTGGAGAAAGATGTTGCACTGGTTTTAGATATACATCATCATTGGTGTAATAGTGCAGGTGAATATATTAAACCCACAGATGATAGATTTAAACGTGTGATTGACAGTTGGCGCGGTGTTCGACCTGCTATACATTATAGTGTTAGTCGTGAAGACTGTTTAGTTAATCATTCAGTGAATGTAAAGCCAGACTTTCAGGCATTACTTGAGCAAGGTTATAAGAAAGCAAAAATGCGAGCACACAGCGAATACTATTGGAATACAGCAGTTAATGACTGGGCATTAAGTTTCTTGCCATACGCAGATATCATGTGCGAATCCAAATGTAAGAACTTGGCTAGTATTGCCCTACATAAATATAATGAAGGAAGAAATAATGAGCAATTACTTGAGCAGCATGTACGGTCGGAAGAGCAAGACACTAGAGACACCGTCCTCGGATAAAAACCCAAACAGAGTTACTGGCGGCCTTAGAGCTCAGGGCGCTGATTCTTATAAAATTATTGCAGAAGACGGATCTACACAAGAGATACCAACACAAGCATATGTGCGTAGCCTTGAGGATCAACAGAAAAAAATGCGAGCAGCAATTACTATCCTAGAACGTAAAGCTGCTCGCCAAGAGTCAGAACTCCATCAATTAAAAAATAGACGTTAGCCTTTTCTAATTGCTTCGATAACCGAATCTTTGTTCATACTAGCATTGGACTTAACGCCCTTTTCTTTGGCTAGTGCCAATAGATCACGTTTATTCATTTCTTCTAAACCATCTGCTTTTGCCTTTGGTGCTGCTTTTTTAGCTGCTGGCTTTTTTACAGTTTTAGGCATTGTAGCTGACTTTGCTGCTTTTTTAGCTGCTGGCTTTTTAGCTGCTGGCTTTTTTGCAGGTGCTGGTGTTTTAACAGGATCTGTTAACACTAGCGGTGCTGCATCTTCTGCTGGCACTATACCTAGCATTTTTCCTATCCACTTAAACATAGTATCACTCCTTCACTTTGTGTAAATACATTATAAAGTAATTAGCAAAGAAGGAGAGAATGAATGGTGAAGAAATGGATTAACGAAAGAATCAACGAACGATCAACACGCGATGGTGCTGTTTTAGTAGGTGCTGGGATTGCATTTTTAATATTTAAACCTATTGCAAGTTTAGTAGCATACGCTGCTATAGTCTACGGTAGCTGGACTATTTGGAACAGAGAATGAGCTGGTTCCTAGTAGTTATATTTGCAGAAGGATTTTATATGTTTGAGGATCCTTACTTTAAAACTGAAGCTGAATGTAAACACTCAGTACAAAACAAACAACAAGTCGAAATTTGGCAACAAGAGCTTAAAGACGAACTCAAGTATACTGTAGAAGTAACAAACATGCAGTGTATTGATGCTAAAAAGAGACAAGACATAATGAGACAACAAGGCATTTACATGGTGTAGTTATAGCTTACCAATTGGTAAGTTGCTACTAGCACTTAAATTCCAAACTTGTTTTCTTTCAACGCCTTTTTTCTGGGCAAAACGTTTTACATCACAATTACTACATACGTGAAAGTAATTATTTGTTAACCGCTTTGGGTCCATACTACCTCGTTCTCTGGTAAACTCAACGTTACAACAATCACATCTTAACATAATCATTGTTTTAGTACGGTAATATGCATGTTCCTTGCCGGTTTTACTTTTACGTACATGCTTAGTTTTTTTTTCGGTCTCGCCTAAATACATAAGTATATTTACATTAAGATTATAAAAAATAGCCATAAATATTAGAAAGGATTATTATGACAATTTGCACACTAACACCAGCAGCACAAGCTCAGATAGAAAAACTTTGTGACGAAAACGAATGCTACGGCATTAGTTTAAATATCAAAGGCGGCGGCTGCGCTGGATTTGAGTATGAGTGGGGTACAGTTGCGTTACCTGCAGACTTACAAGGCGATGACGAAGTTATTAAAACAGATAATAATTATAGTTTTATTATCGGCGCACACAGTATGATGTTTCTAATTGGTACAGAAGTTGACTATGTAACTAGTTTAGTTGGCAGTAACTTTGAAATAAGAAATCCAAATGCACACTCATCGTGCGGATGCGGTGTAAGTGTAAATTTTGATATGGATAATATACCACAGTTTTAATGGAGTAAACGATGGCAAAAAAAGATATAGATATTGGCGTAGAAGGCAATGACGGTACTGGTGATAGTATTCGTGAAAGTTTCAATAAAGTAAATGAAAACTTTACAGAACTATATGCAGTATTCGGACTAGAGGGATCAATTAGTTTTACAGACTTGACAGATACTCCAGAAACTTATCTTAGCAATGTAGGTAAACTACCTGTTGTTAATCAAAATAGTAACGGCATTGAGTTTAGAGAATTTGCAAGTAATAATGCACTTGACGGTAGTGCTGATACTATCGAAATTGATTATACTGTTGAAGGTAAAATTATATTCAAACAGATTGTTACACAAGTTGTACTAGATAGTTCACCTAACTTAGGCGGTCCACTTAATGCAAGTAGTTTACCTATTGCAAACGTTGACATTAGTACAAATGCTGTTAGTACCTATAACTCCATATTTGGTACAGATATTACGTTAGAAGATCTTGTTATTGATAAAGGCTTTGCTGATTCAAACTATCAACAAAGACTTACAGTAGGTGGCGCAATTAGATTAACTGACGAACCTACAGTTGTTAATCAATATAGCCTAGTTGTTGACGAACTAACTACACTTGCAGGCGACGATGGCGGTAACTTAACAATAAATGCACATGGACTAGGACTTGACTTCAATGGCTCTGGTTGGGAAATTAATACATCAGGTACATTACCAACTGCTGAAGATGTAAGTGGTAATAGTATAAACATACAGCAAGGTAGTGTATTTTATAGTAGAATTAGAGACGCTGATACAATTTCGTTACATACTACTAAACAGGCTGCTATTTTAGGCGAAGATAAAGTTTATCTAGCAGGCGGTACTGGCACAATAACTTTAACTGATAAAGATTATGATTCGTCACTAGCAGGAAATTGGCTTGCTACAGAACCTCTACCAAGAAAATCGGTTGTACGTAAGCAAGGCGATACTATGGAAGGTATACTTACACTTGCTGATCATCCCGGGTCTATAGCAGGATTAGGCACACCGGAAGGTAATGACGATTTACAAGCAGTAACAAAATTATATGTAGACAAACTTTCACCTGAGAGTCAAATTAATATTTTTGTTAGCAATGCAGGTAGCGATAGACATCCTAATACTCCAGTTGGAAGCGAAGGCAAGTCGCCTGCATACGCATATGCAAGTATAAACGCAGCATGTAGAAAAGCTGAAGAAATATTGATTGCATCACCATTTGAGCCAGGTCCGTACAAACAGACTATTACATATGGTAACGGTCTAGGCGAATCGACTATATTAAATGAAGGCATTGTTGATCCGATTGTTGATAGAGGAAATGCTACTGCATTGCTTATTGAAAATCGTAAATTCGTACAAAAAGAAGTCATAGCATTTGTTAATACAACTTATCCTAATTTTGAATACGATATTGATAGATGCGAACGTGATGTTGGAATTATTATTGATTCTATTGGATTAGATATTCAAAGAGGTAATTCAGCAAACTACTTATCACGCTGGGCTGCGATTAGTTACTACGGTACAGTATCAGGACAAAGAGCGTTAGGCGAACAAAAGTCACAAACAATTGCTGCAATGGAATACGCAAGAGACTTAATTGTTGGATATATTATCACTAACACTGCTCCGGCATCTACGTACCAAACACGTTTTGTACAAACTATTAATGTTGCGCTTACACCAGATGCCCAAGCTTCGGCGGCAGTTGCAAACAAGTTCGTTACAATTTTAGACATTTTAAATAACGGTGTATTTGAAGCTGATCCGATTGCAGACGGTGAAAAGTTTTATAAAATTAATATTAGTAACGGTAATCTTAATAGTGTTGACCAAGCAGTTAACTCTAATGTTGATATTATTCCAGGCAAAGTTATTGTTGGTAAAGAATCTGGCGCTATTGGTAGAATTATTAATTATGTTACAGCAGAGGAAAGCGGCGAAATATACGATTATGCCCTAGTTGACTTGCTAGAAGCAGTTGAGTTTAAATTTGGTGAAACACTTGAATACGCCAACATTATTAAAGAAACACAAGTTACTGTAAAAGTTGAAAGCGGTACATACTACGAAGACTTCCCAATTAGAGTACCACAAAATGTATCTATTGTTGGTGACGAATTTAGACGTTGCTTGATTAGGCCAAAAAACAGAGTATCACAGTCACCTAATAACGATATCTTCTTTTATAGAGATAATGTATTTGACGGTCTTGTACTTGGTAACAGCAGTATTGAAAATTTAAAACCTACGATAGTAAACGGTGAAGCATCAGGACTACGTGGTACAGCAGCAGGCAGTTATACTGTTGAGTCAAATAACTATACGACAAGCAAACTTGGTAAAGATGCAATCTTTAATGTTACTGTTGCTAGTGACGGATCAGTTACTGTTGCTATTGTCAACACTGGTAAAGACTTTACACCAGGAGAATTAGTAACTATTCCAGATAGCGCAATTGGAGGCTCATCTGCACCTGAAATTATTATAGAAATTGATTCAGTACCGAATGGTATTGAATACTTAAATCCTCAAACTAATACTGTAGACGGGCACTTTGGTAGACACTATTTACATAAGCCAGAGTTAGCAAGAAATATTGGCGGTGGTTTTCAAAATACAGGTGATTTCTTAAAACAGTCAAAAGTGCTTATAGATAATAAAAACTTTATTATTGAGCAAGCTGAGTACTTTATGTTAAATCAGTATCCTTCATCAGAAAATAATTATGTTAGATCAAACTTCATAACACACATAGGCGAACTAGTTGATGCATTAGTTGCAGACTTACAATTAGGTGGGCTAGAGTTTTCATTAGAAGCACAAGGTAATTGGGGCTATTATAAAGATGTATACGGAACAAGTTTAAATACTGAAATTCAAGCAGCAATTGGATACTTAAAAACTTTAAGCGAAGCACTAATTAAGAACACTGCTATTACTATATACGGTACAGAGCTAGATTACCCTGCTCCGGATCTGTTTTACGGTGATACAACACCGGCATTGTGGACTATTAACACAGAATTCAAAAGAAATGATTTTGTATCATTTACAATTGATGCAGTTCTTAAAACTTTTAAAGCAATAAAAAATCATACAAGTGGCGAAGCATTCGATGTTGCAGAACAAGGTACTTATTGGAAAGAAGTAGTTAGTCCAGAAGACACAATAGATAATTGTATTAATCTTGTACTACATGCATTTAATGTACTACATAATCCAGCATTACATAATAGAGATCTTGATGTGTTCTTAATGAACGATGGTACTATCTTACGTAACATTACTGTGCAGAATCACGGTGGCTTTATGGCAATACTCGATCCTGATGGGCAGATACTTACACGTTCGCCGTACATACAAACAGGTTCGTGTTTCTCACAATCAATTAATAAGCAGTCGTTTAGAGGCGGATTATTTGTTGATGCGTTTGGCGGCAACAGTGCATTAGAAGTTGTTGGCAAATCTGATGATAATGATTTTGAACTACAAGTGAGAAGTTTACCCGGACAAGGCCTATTTAATAAGCGCCCACAAACTCCATGTCCGTTTTATATTCAAGGCCGCCGATTCCAAGTTAATGCAGTTACAGCGTATGACCCAGCAGCAGGTACAGCGACTCTAATACTTGATCGTAATTCAAATGATAGCACTGGGTTTACAGGTGTAACTAGCGCAATTGACGGAATAGACTTAGATAGCGGAACTGACAGTACACCTATATCAATTACACTACAAACTGCTGGTAACAGAAGTATGTTAGGTAACGACTTTACGCAAATTAATGACTTAGGCTATGGTCTTGTATGTGTTAATGGCGGTATATCAGAAATGGTTAGTATGTTTACATACTACTGCTGGACATCATACTATGCTAAAAATGGTTCTGAAATTAGATCGTTAACAGGTTCAAGTTGTTATGGCGAATACGGGCTTGTGTCTGAAGGCGCTGATCCTAACGAAGTGCCAGATAGAATGTTCTTGTTTGAAGATTTAGTTGAACCAGCTAAAACTTTTAAAGCTGATGGTATATTATTAATGCAATCAAAAGTTGCAGTATCCGCTGGTGATGTTATTACACAGCCGCTATCAAATGCATCTGCTACAGTAGTAGTAGGATCTAATTCAAAATACATATACTTAAAAGATCCAGTTAACGTATTCAATTCTACAGAAGCACTAGAAGTCAACGCAGTGCCTATGGGTGTAGCAATTGACGAAATTGAATCTGCTGGATTTTCTAATGCAAAAGAATCTCTTGCATTATATACGTATGACTTTCCTGCTATTCCGGGACTAAGATCAGAAATAGATGTATTCCATCCTGTACTGAACAGATATGATCGTTATCTTGTAACAAATGTTGAAAAACTTGCAACACATAAAGTTGGCGCATTTCCAAATGCAACAATAAACACTGCTCCGGTAAGTGGCTCAGACGCTACATTTATTGTTAGTAAAACAACAACTGAATATAGTGTTGAATTAAATCTAGGCGGTTCTGGATATGCGCAAGGTAGTACCTTTACTATACTTGGTGACGAACTTGGCGGTACAGCAGGAAATCATGATGCTACTATAACAATTGACGAAGTTGATGACGGTGAAAGCACTGGCCCTGGTATAATTACACAGTTAAGTGTAACAGGTAGTGTTTCTGTCGAAGACACTACACCGATTTATGATGGTACAATTTATAAACTAAACTTTTCAACTGGTGGGCAGACTGGTAATGAAGGAGCATTTAGTAAAGACGGATTAGCAGAAGGTGTTGACTGGGGGCAATATATTAACTATAGACGTAATAGTACTTTTATTGTTGATGATATCTCGAGTGTAAATACACTAAACATTCGTCCTAGTACTGCTGTAATATTTGACGAAAATCCAGGATATGTTTATAGATCAATTAGCTTCCAAGAAAGTGATGCTGTTGGTAATAAACTATCAAATACACAAACTACAATCGGCATTGATACAGTATATGATTATATTAGAGTTATTATAGATCAGACAAAGGCACAAGAACCAATTGGTAGTGTGTTCGACCTAGGCGGTGTAGCATTAAGTAACGGTACTACAAAAGGACATACAGCAGGTGATACTACTCTTGCTGTTGAAGCGACAGCTGACGACAACGAAATTTATCGCTTAAACAACAACCTTAGAACACCAGCAGCGAATAGACCAGTTGGAACTAATGCTTCTACATATTCTGAAGCACCTATCTTTATAACACAAGGTAAAAAGTTTTACATCTATAACTATAGAACTATCCGTGAAAATGAAAGTGGTGCAGACCAAGTTGTAACGAAAGATCTTTATACACTATCTGGAAACTTATATGCAATCGTTGACATTGAAGAAGTACTAGACGACAGCGGCAATGCAGTTAGTAACAACCGTGAGTATAGCGGTTCTGGTATTCCAGGAACACTAGTTGTTCCATTAACAACTGTAACTCTTAGAGCTGGTTTAAAAGCTGGTGCAAAAGGTGACGTTACAATTAATATTAGTACAACTAGAGCAACTAGTCATGATTTCTTAAATGTCGGAAGTGGCGGCTTTAATACAAGTAACTATCCGAATGTAATTTTTGGTGCTCCGAGAGTGCCGTTGCAAACTAAAGAAGTCGACGAACGTACAAAGGGTCGTGTATTTTATGTAAGTACTGATCAAAATGGTATTTTTAGAGTTGGGCGCTTCTTTAGTGTTGATCAAGGTACTGGCGCTGTTACATTTGAAGCAAGTATTGCTCTTTCAAATGTTGACGGTATTGGATTTAAGCGTGGTGTTGTTGTAAGTGAATTTAGTTCAGATACGTCAATGACAGACAATGCTACTGATGCAGTTCCAACTGAAAGTGCAGTACGTGGCTATGTTGATCGAAGACTAGGATATGATATTAATGGTATACTTGTTCCTAATCCATTAGGCCCGAGTGTGTTAGCTGCTAACGGCAGTATTCCTTTCTCAGATGATCAGAACGCTGCTAACAACAGAATTACAAACTTAGGAACTCCGAGAGCAAGCACAGATGCAGCAAACAGATTTTATGTAGACGAAGCAGTTGGCGAAGTTGATACAATACGTGGACTAAAAAATACCACATTTACTGACGTAGTTGATTCTGCAGAGTTAGTTATATCAAGTGGTTATAAAATGATCGAAATTGATGCAAATAACATTACTGGTACATTTGCATTAGGCGATGTTTTTACTGGTAGCGAAACTGGCGGCGAAGGTACTATTATTGACATGTATAATAAAGTACGTGATTCAGCTGATGCAACACTAGATAAAAATCATCTTGTAATTGTTTATACTCCAGCTGCTGGCCCAGAATTAAGTTCAACTGGCGCAGATCAAGATTTAATTAGTGTTCTTGGCGGTGCTAGTGCTATAGTTGTTGAAGGACCAAATGAAGAGTTTATGAATACTAAACATGCAGCTGATACTGATATTGCTGTTAGTGTTAATAGACAAACAACAATAATAGGCGGTGTGCCTACTGCACGTGAATTAGAAATGAATCTGCAATATGTTGTTGATTCGATTAAAAATGCAGATGTAAGTGCAAGTGCTGCTATATCACAAAGTAAATTAGCATTAAACAATGCCAGCCTAAGAACTGATGCAACTAGTATTAGTCAATCAGACTTAGGTGTTGCAGCATTCAAAGATACTGAATTTACAGCAACAGACGGGTTTGTTGAATTACAAACTGCTACTGATGATTTAACTGGTGTAGCACTAGATAAAATTACACATATTGCAGAAGAACATCTCCTTGGTAGAGCAGATGGTCCAGTATATGATGCAGACGGTATTACAGTAATTGCACTTGCAGATCCTCTTGGTGCTGTTAGTGCTATTAGCTTTGTTGATGTAGCTGACAAGGGTGGTGCAATACTGCATACTGATTTTGCTGACAGTGATAATGGTGCTTTAATTAGAACAGGCGGCGAGCAATATGACGTTACAGCAATCACGCAGTCAGGTTCAGAAAATAGTCTTGTAAAAACAACTAATACTGGCGGTATACAAGCACAGGAAATTATCGTTGGTCTTACTGACACATATGTTATTTTAAGTGTTGATTCTAACAGTATTATATTTACAACACCAGCGCAAGGTAAAGTATTTACTGCGCAAGGTTCTACAGGTACTGTTAAAATTAATGTTGAAGGTACTGTTGATCTCATTGGTAACGGAACGCCCGGCAATGACTTTACTGAAAGTACTATTAAAGATAACTCCGATTTTAGCGGTGAAAGATCAATAGCAGCAACGTGGACATATACAAACTTTATTGAAGCAGCAAGTGAAAGAAACCCTGCATCAGCTGGTATTGCATTAGGTGCAGGAACAGGTTATGCACTAGCAAACGAAGTTGCTATTGTAGCAGGTAACGCTGATGCATCAAGTTCAGTTGCACCATTAATTGTTAGTTCTTCAGCAATATATCCAGATGTTGATGCTGATACAGATGAGACAGGTTACAATATTGGTAAGGCTGCATCTAGATATAATAAAATATATGCTAGAGAGTTTGTTGGTACTATTACAGGTGACACACAAGGAGATGTAACTGGCGGTGTAACTGGGGATTTATTTGCTGACCCAGATGTGGCAGATAATAAAACAAAGATTCTTGATAATGGTACAACTACTGATACAACAGGTGTTGTTACTGATAGCTGGTTCTTAGGCGGCCTAAAAGCAGCCGACGGTACTGACATTCTTGATAATGGCACTAACGGAACAGATGCTGTATTAACCGGAACAGTAAGTGATATTAGTAATCATGATACAAATGCACTTACAGAAGGCGATGCTAATTTTTATTATACTGAAACAAGATTTAAAAATTCATTAAACGGCGTGACATTAACAGCAGCAGGCGGTAGTGCTCCGGCTGTAACATATGACGAAGCTTTAAATACACTAACTGTTACATTTTCCGATGACGGTGTTACAAAGAGTTTATCAGGAACTGGCGAGTCGACAAGTACACAGACAGGTGCATTAATTGTATCTGGTGGTGCTGGTATTGCTAAAAACTTAAACGTTGGTGGTAGTTTAGAAATTGGTGCTGATAGCGCCGAAGTACTTAAAGTTGATAAGACATCAGGTACAATGGAAGGCATGGCTATTAAACCAATTGCATTACCTACTGGAGGCTCAGCAGATAATCTTTATAATATTGGTGAATTAAATAACAAATATAATACTGTTTATGCTACTACATTCCACGGTACTGCGCTTGAGGCATACTACGCTGACTTGGCTGAAAATTATGAAGCTGACGCAGAATACGAGCCAGGCACGGTTGTTGTATTTGGCGGTGACAAGGAAGTTACAGTAACTAACAGATTTAACGATCACAGAATAGCAGGTGTTGTATCAACTAATCCTGCATACTTAATGAACTCACATATGGATGTTGATACAACATGTGCAGTTGCAATGACAGGGCGTGTTCCGTGTAAAGTATTAGGCCTAGTTGAAAAAGGCGATATACTAGTAGCAAGTGCAAAACCTGGATACGCTATAGTTAATAACGATGCAGCAGCAGGTAGAATTATTGGTAAGGCTTTGGAAAACAAAGAAACTAGCGGTAATGGTATCATTGAAGTTGTGGTAGGTAAGCACTAAGGAGGGCAAAGTGGAGATAAATACAATACAAGATAGGAATATAGATCATGGCTAATAGATTTCCGCTTATTTTAGATACAAGCGATAATAATCAACTTAAAGAAATCCCTGCAGGGGACAGCTTAAACTTAGCTGACGTATCTGTTACTAACGCACACGATATTACAAGTTTAGGAGTTATAGCAGCACCAGAAATGAAAATTTCAGGTGTCGAAGTTACTCCAACTAACTACCTTAAGAAAAGCGGAGATATAGCTACGTATGGCGGACAGCAGTTTAAGTTTTTAAGAGTAGCAGCAAACGGAACTAGCATAGAGTTTGTCGGTATTAACGAAGCAGGGTTGTTTAACGGTGAATACACTGGAGACTTATTTCCAGATAACGACGATAATCATAGAGTAGGTATTCCAGAGAAACGTTTTGCCGAAGTTAACGCTGTTAACCTAAAGGGTGATCTTAAAGATGCTAATGATAATATGATGTTTGATTACGACAATGGCGTATTTTACATTATAGAAAACGGCAAGCGTAGAAAAATGGTATCAGAAACACGTTCAATACTATTCAGCATACTTTTTTAAGGAATAATAATGAGTCTTTTAGAAATTAACATAGGTGGATTTGCAAACGACGGTACAGGCGACGATTTAAGAGAAGCATTTAATAAAGTCAATCTTAACTTTCAAGAACTTGACCTAAGAGATGACGAAAGCACAACTGCACGTAATATCGGAAGTAACGGTGAAGGAATCTTTGCAAAAAAGTCTAACTATGAACTAGAATTTAAAAATATAGTAGGTGGCGCAAATATACTACTAACATCAACTGATGAAAAGATTACAATTGCTGCCGAAAGCGCAATTAAAAGTTTGCTAGTAATAACTGAAAGCGGAAGTCATAAACTAACTGAAGTCGCAGCACTAACAATACAAGGCGGCACAGGTATTACTACATCAATGGCCGGTAATGCGGTAACTGTTACTAGTACGTTTTCGGCAATTGAGCAAGATCCAGCTCCGAGATTAGGAACTTATTTAGATGCGCAAGGATACAATATTGCAACTGTTGGAACTATTGATGCTACGTTATTTGAAGGCAGTCTCAAAGGAAACATACAGGCCCAAGACGGCACAGTGCTAATACATCACGAATCAAAAGTAATTAATACATCTATCAATTCTATCTTAGATGTTGACACTACTTCAACACCGCCCGAAGTAGGCGATGGTCTTATATGGAATGGTACATCGTGGGTGCCAGGTGTTGTAGATCCAGATACAACTGTCGACTTTGGTGCAATTAAAGTTACATCACTTGATGCATTATTAGCTAGTTTTACAGATGTTGATTTAGGCACAATTACAGCAGAGGGTCCAGTGGATTTAGATCTTGGCTCGATTATATAAAAGGAATTGTCTAGTATGTCAGTATCTCTATGGAACATAGGTAATGGACAAGAATTAAAGAAACTTGTTGAAGGAACTACAGTTAATGTTATATTACCAGTTGCTTCTTCATATGAAATTGATACTGAAGTAATAAGTGGTAATCTTCCTGAAGGGTTGACACTTACTAATAATGTAATCTCAGGTACTGTAGCTGAAGTAGCAATAGATACAGTATATAGATTTGTAATTCGTGCATATTGGAGAGGTCACTTTGATGACAGGACTCTTAATTTAGTAGTACGGGGACCTGATGTTCCGGAGTGGGGAGTTGACCAAGGATTACTGCCAGTTGGTCCTAACGAAACATACTTTATTTTAGACAACGAAATTATTGATTTTCAATTAATCGCAACTGATCCTGATACAGTTGCCGGCGATGTATTAGAATATTATATTGCTGACGGAGATGGAGTGTTACCTCCAGGTGTATCACTATCTAAAGATGGCCGACTAACTGGTACAACGGAACCTTTATTAAGTTTAGATAAAAGATTTCAAAACGGCGGGTTTGATGCATTTCCGTTTGGTGATGCACCGAGTGACTTTGGTGCTCGTCCTAGTAATGGTTTTAGTAGTTTCTTATTCGACACACAGCCGTTTGATTTCTTCACTCAAGATAACATTCCTAAAAAGTTAAACCGATACTATCCGTTTGCGGTTACTGTAAGTGACGGAATAAATGTAGCACGTAGAAGTTTTAAAATTTATGTTGTAGGAGACGATTTCCTTACAGCTGACAACATATTAATGGAAGCTAGTACCGGTGTATTTAGAGCAGACAATACAAATATAAGAACACCGATATGGATCACTCCTAGAGATTTAGGATTTAGAAGAGCTAATAACTATACAACAATATACCTAGATGTAATTGACACTGATACAGTGCGCGGCGTGGTAACATACACTTTAGAAAATCTTAACGACGACGGATCGGTTAGTACACTTCCGCCAGGACTAACACTTAGTTCGTTTAATGGCGAAGTATCAGGAACACTGCCTTATCAACCCGCAGTTACAAGGGAATATAAATTTACAGTTAATGCTTCTCGATATGCCGGCGGCACTTCGATACTTACATTAACACTTTATGTAAGAGAAGACACAATGCTAGGCTCAACTAAAATTAAAGTTGACAAAACAGTAGGCGACACACCAATAACAGATTTAATTGGTAGAAATATTTTTGTTAATACAAGTCTATACAAAGTTATCGGTATTAATACATCGGATCAAAACTTTGACGAAATTATACTCGATAGTCCAATTGGTGTACAAGAAAGTTTAGTAACATTAAATCAAGCAGCAAGCGGACAGGCATATGTTGATGTTAAACCTATAAGCCAACGTCTAAAAGACTTTTATGTGAATAAAACATTAACGCTTAACAATACTTCACTAAACATTATAGACTTTAGATCATTTATCACATACGAAATCGATAGTGAACAGTTACCAGCAGCTACTCCAAATGACCTTGTTACTGCAATACTTGTTGACTATCCAAACGCTGCACCAAGCGTGAAAGTAACATCTAATAATACATGGGAACTTACACTTCGTGATACTAACTATACAAGAATTAAAAGTGATATTGAAAATATTATACAAGCTACTGTACCGTATGATTCAGCAGCTCCAACCGTTACTTTAAAATATGACAGATTTGATAGAATTACATTTGATAACAACTTAACTGGCATTTTAAATTCAGATACTAATATTGGATTGTCGTTAGTAAAAGGCGATTCTATTTCTAGTACATTTAATTCATCGACTACAAATAGTGTAACAGAGCCACGTAAGAGTAAAACGTTTGTAGTTAAAATATTAGGCGAAATAGATTCGTCTATAAACTGGATTACTCAGCCTAACTTAGGAACTATTAAGACAGATTTGCCATCATTAATTACAGTCGAAGCTGAAACTACTGTTCCAAATATAAGAATGATATATAGGTTAACCGGCGGCGCTGTTCCAGACGGTACTGCCCTAAGTTATAGAGGCGATTTGATTGGTACGCCAACTACAGCCGGTACATATAACTTTACAGTAGAGGCTAGAGACCGTTTCAACGTTGTTGCAATTACACAAGAATTTACTCTTATTGTTGAAGAGAAAGATTCTATAGAGTATACTGACATTGTTTCTAGGCCAATGTTACCGTTAGAAAAACGTAAAGAATATTCTGCATTTATTCGAGATCCTGATATATTTCCTCAAGAGTTTGTATATAGAGCAAACGATCCAAATTTTGGATTAAGAAGTAATATTGAAGTTTTGATTTACGCAGGTATTGAACAAAAAGCTATAGATTTATTTGTATCAGCGGCTGCTAAAAATCATAAAAGAAAAAAGTACAAACTAGGGCAGCCAACCAAGGCAATAGCTAAACAAATCGGAACTAACGATGCTGTATATGAAGTAATATACGTACCTGTAATCGATCCGGCTGAATCTGAAAGTGGTAAAACTAAGAAAATCTTTAACATTAAAACAAAAAACAAACTTACAGTAGACAGCGTACAATATGCAGCTATGGACGACAATACAAGACTTGGTCAGGGCCTCAGTGCTTTACCAGTATACGGTAGAGAAGTTGTAAAGTTTGTATTTGAAAAAATAAACGATTCTATAGTAATACAGACTCGTGATAGTAATATACGTGTTAGCACTGATAATAGCGACTTTGAAGTCGAAGTTAGAGCAGGCGGCGATTTAACTGTTAAATTAGAAAAAACTGAATCAGATCCTATCCGACTACGTCCTAAGGCTAATACAATAAAAGCAGATAGTGATGCTGTAAAAATTAGCCAAAATACCGATAGTGTAAAATATATTTCAAGTATTGAACACATGAGAGATAACATAAAGTCTATTGGGCAAACATCGTTAGAGTACTTACCATTATGGATGCGTACACCGCAAACAGGATATCAAGCATTAGGGTATGTAAGTGCTATACCATTATGCTTTTGCCTTCCGGGCAAAGGTGACGAAATTATAGAACGAATTAAAGAAAGCACATTTAACTTTAAGCAACTAAACATTGAACTAGATAGATATATTATTACAAATACTGAGGATGGTACTGAGAAATTTGTACTATTTGCAAATTATCAGTTCAATGTTTAAGCTAAATATGTAAAAGAGGAATTATAATGGCGAGCATTATTGACATAAGTGGAATAGATCAGTTATATCCAAGAGCTGGGCAAAACAACGATTCACAAGGATTTAGAAATAACTTTGTAGCGATTGCTAGCGGATTAACCACAGCAAAAAGCGAAATAACTGAATTACAAGCAAACACGTTTAGAACTGATGCTGAAAATGATTTTGGCGGGTCGCTAATTGTTGATAGTAACATGAAAATTGTTACAAAAGTAGCATATAGTGGATCTATTGACGATAGCACATTTAATATTAGTTTTAATAACGGACACTATCAAAGTTTTGTTGTAGCTCAAACATTACCTGAGTGTACTATATCACTTACTGACTGGCCTGTAACAGGGCGCCATGCATCGATGCGTATCGAACTCCGCAGTAATTCAAATGTAAATATACTATTTGAAAACTCAGCAGGCACACTAAAATTAGACTATAACTGGCCTAAGAAAATATTACTACGCCCTGAGCCTGTAGTTTTAGAATTCTACACAACAGATGGCGGTGCAACAGTATGGGGACGTTATCTATACCGTTCTTATGATTCTACAAATCATCCGTTTACTAATCAGGAAGGTTCTGAACTTGTTATCTTTAATGTATCAATTGCAGACGACGGATCAGGAATACAGGAAACATTTTTTCTAAATGGTCAATTACTAAACGAAACACCAGAGTTATACTTTACGCCCGGTACACGTTACAGATTTATTTTAGAAGATGCGAGTAATAAAATTGCTCCATTACGTTTTTCAACTACTGCTGATACTGCTGTTCCTGCATCAATTACTGCATACACCCAGAATGTTACAATAGACGGCAATGCAGGCGAACCTAATGCATATATCGAAATTGAGATTACACCAGAAACTGTACTTCCTTTATATTTGTATGCAGAAGAACAACCAAATGGACTTGATACTAGTAAAATTGGTCAAGAACTTTCTATTACTTCTAACCCTAGTTATATAAGAATTAAAACTTCTAACAAGTTACAAGATGCAGACGAAGATACATATATTATTGCTGAAACTGACTGGGAAGTTGATAACGATGATTTAGATTTTTATATCGCTGGCGTTCACAGAATGCAGCTAAATGATAAGTGCCTACGTATACTTGATGGTACAAAATTATGTGTTGAGGATACAAGAGACGATGCGCTTGATGTTAAGGGCGGAGCACGTATAAGTGGTGATCTTGTCGTAGGTGGTGATATTATTTACAGTCCGGATTTATCTTTAAGTGTTATTGATACTTGGAAAAATTTAAACGAAGTTCTTACTAACACACTTGTTATTGATACTCCTGTAAATATTTCAAACTACAGAATTGGTAAAGCATTAAGGTTATTAGGTGTTAGCACAACACAAGAGGTTGAAGAAGCTACTGGATTAGGAATTACTACTGTTGAAAGAATTGGATTGACAGAGCCTGGTGTTGATGCTGCATTAAACACAACAGTATCATATAAAATTGCAGAGTTTGATTTACTCAATGGCGGAATATCAGCTGCTACGGAGCAAAGCGATATTGAAGTTGTACTTACTGATCTTGGTACAACTAGTAATATTTTTAACCTTAACAAAAACCTTAAAGTTACGTTTTCAAGAACAGATGTAAACAAAGGTGTAATAGTTTACAGAAAAATAGTAGGAATCGAAAGCGACTTTTCACTACTTAGTGTATTAGGACCAAAAGATCTTAAAGTAGCAACTCAGGATCTTATATTTGTTGATTATTACAATTATGATTTAAACACTTGGAGTAATAAGACAGATAAAAACTCATTTACTAGTAATAGTGGAATTGTTCATATTCCAATTGCGCCGCCAGCTGCACCGTTGTATGGATGGGACGATGCAATAATTACAAGTATTAATGGTGATAGAGTAGTATTAAACAAAACATTTTATCATAACGAAAGTATTACTAGTATTATTGATGATACTCAAAATTTACAAAACTTAATTGATTCAAGAGCAGATTCTGGTTTAAATTATCTAGATCTTGATAACAGAACTCATTATGTTTCACGCTTAACTGTTCCGACTGGATTTAGTATTTACGGCAAAGGCAATGAAGCGAAACTAGTTAAACAATATTGGAGTACAAACTTTAATACTAATGATAATCACCTTATTGTTCCTGATGTTGCAATCGGTGCTGAAAGCACATTTAAAGATGTATCAATTGAGAATGTTAAACTAGACGGTAACTTTTTAAACCAGTACTTACTGCAAGATGACACTACTACAAGTTCAAATCGAAACTACCTTGTATACTTGTACGGTAAAAGAATTACTATAAGAGATGTGCAGGTTAGTAATGTTGTCGGCGGTGGCTTATTTTTATATAATGTAGTTAATCCACAAATTGTTACAGAGTTTATAACATTAAAAGACAGTGTTATCGAAAACGGCGCGGCTAGTTACAGATACGATACATTTAGTCCAGTAGTTGCTAGAGAAATGAGAAATAGTAAAGTGTTATCATCAACACTTAAAAACTTTCCAGCAAGCGTTGACTTTGTAGCTTCGGATAAATCTTTAATTGCAACTAACATAATTGAAAATTGTGGTGCAGGATTATTAACTTACGGTAGTGTTAGTACAATCTTTAATCCAAACATTTTACTTGGGCCAGCTGGTGAATTTTTACCAGTAGCTGATATGCTCAATACAGAGTATGATAGTATTAATATTGTGATCGATAAAGATACCGATTATAATAGTTACAAAGGCTTGTATCAAGAAAACGGTAATATATTTGATCTTACTGCTAATGGACTAGTACTTGAAGGAAAAGTGAATCAACTAATCAAAACATCAACCAACGAATCACTTGGTACTGGGTATAGTGGTATTATGCAACTTGATTTACCAGGTAGTGGAAATAGTGTAGGTGAGTTTAGTTTTAGAATTGTAGAAGCTCAAGTAAATCAACTATTAGCAATAGATTCAAATTTACGTGATATGAATCACGTAGATTATAATAAAGATTATGCCGGAATGGTATATCGAATTATTGCAACTGAATATGTGCCAACTAATAATATTACTAAAGCAGAATCAACTAATGTTGGTGAGGGACTTGTTGAAGTAACAGTAACGGATGCAACTAAGTTTAAATTAAACGATGTAATAAGAATCAACAGTTTAAACTTATCAGCACCAAGTGACCCTTCACTTACTACAACAGAAGCAACAATTACTGCGATAAATAATATAACTAAGATTATAACTGTACAGTTTGCTGCCTTAAATGGAAGCGTTTCAGGAGGTACAAGCGGTACTTTAGATTTAAAGAATAAGTTCGTTCTAGCGAAAGGAAAGATTAACTAATGTCAAGTGTTAACAATATAAACAATAACAACTATGTGGTCAATGTAGGGCGCACAACACCAGTTGATCCAGGGCCGCAGCCTGCTAGTAAATCAATTCCGGTAGTTGTTTCAACAGACCAAGAAGCAGTACCTGTTGTAGAACAAAATAAGATTTTATCAGAAGTTAGTCTATCACTACTTGGCATACCTAGAGCAGAAGTTGCACTAGGTATTTTTGCAGATGTTAATACATACGATGTTAATCCAAGTGAATGGAGTAGTAGTCCTGAACAACGCATAAGTGTTGCTGCTGACGAAGCAACTGCATACACCGACATACCTGGAAAGCAAACAACAGGAGTAAGTCACTTACCTGAAGAATCAGGCGCACTAGTTGAAGCTGGTGCCGACGAAGTAGCTGTCCTTACAAGTAAGCGTTTTTTCCGTTATCAGCCTGGGCGTGTTAGTGCTGCTACCTTTGGTATCAAAAGTACTACATCAGTTGGCGCATTAAGCACAACACGTAAACCTGTACGTAACCCAACAATTAAGAAATACGGTATCTTTGATAAGTTTGACGGATACTATTGGGAAACAAGAGACACTGCACAAGGCGATCAGTTTGCAGTTGTACGTAGAACGCAAAGTATTATTAGATCTAATCCGTTAGAATATGGCAACGGACAACTTGATGATCATGCTCTAGTAGGTAGGCCGCCGGCAAGAACTGATAACACAGTATTACTACTAACAGCAGCATCAAAACTTATTTCAAAAAATAGATTTACATACATGAACACTGTAGTTACAGCAGGTGATGCAAATCAATCATATTACGATAGCCTATCACCAGTACTACAAGAAAAGTGCAAGCGTGATATGGACTTAGCAATGGATGCATACATTGCCGACTTGCAATACGGTGGGAACGGACATACTATTGCTAATGCAACTACATATAGAACTGCAAACGATCTTGACCGAGGCGACGAAGTAGCAGTGCATAATGGGTTAAAAGAACTAATCAAAACCGAGTTAACAACAGCTGGTGAAACTATTGCTGCTGCTAAAATTGAGACACTATCTGCAATACAAACTGGTGCAGTTGGCGGCACTGAGCCAACTCAACTTGAAATTGATGCTGCGCAATACGGAAGTAGAAGCAAAGTTGATACTGTATTTGAAGTGTATAGAAAATACTTAGGTTATCTTGTTTCAGCAAGTCAAACTTATGATACATCAGTAACAGATGAAAAAACACTAAAGTATAAATGTCTACGTGATGTAAAATTTGCACTTGATGCATATTCTGGTGATATCGGTAGTAACGGTAATGCTGCTACTATTTACAATGCTAAAAGATATTATTTTGGTGGATCTATAAAAGTATACACACAGCAAGAATCAAATGGTGTACAAAAAGAAATTGCAAGACATACTTATCTTAAACACTTACTTACAGGTAACCCTGCATTAGTAGATACAACAACAGTTGAAGTTGAAGTAAATGATGCAGGAACAGGTAAAGCAATAGTATCAGTAGTAGACTTATTTGGTCTTACTGGTTACAAAGACAAACTTATTCAATTATGCGATCTTACTATTGCTAACTTTACAGAACAGTATCAAGGTGGCATTGAGTACGGTGATAACGAAGTATTCGGTGATGTAACAATACTACGTGACGGTTTAATAATGACACATGCTGCTCTTTATGATCCTTCACTATTGAAAAAGAAAGAAAGACAAGTAGTAGAAATATCAGCTGCTGATAGTACACTAACACTCGAAAAGGGTAATATGACTATTGGTCAATACGTAAACTACTATGGTACTTGTCCTGAACTTACTGACGGTAAGACATATTATGTTAAGTCAGTAGACGGACATAAGAGCAATGTTATAACACTTGCTGATCCATTAACACCGACTGTTGCTATAACTCTTTCAGCACTTGGAGCAGGAGTACATGAAGTAGAAACACCTGTACCGTTTTTATTCCCCGATGATTACGATGTAGACTTTACTAATCCTAATCTAGGCGGTGGCGCAAAATACGATGGCATGTTCCCTTATATGTATTCAGACACTGGCGTACTACCACTAGGTGCAGGAGGCGAAGGCACTACATCTAAAGGACGTATTGATACAGCTATTGACACTACTGCTAATTATACTACGCTACGAAATCAAATTGATGCTATTAATTTAGAATACGTTGGTTGGATACGTGATCATGTTGATCCTAAATATTGGAGCGTGTACGAATATAGAGTTCCAAGAAGTAGATTCAGCGGTGATAGTTTAGACGGACCTTTTGAAGAAGATGGAGAAACAGCAAAGACACGTAATGCAGTATATTCTGATAATGTATCAGGTAATAAAGCAGGCGAATCTTATGTTGTAAATGACGAGCAAGTTGTACAGCAAAGTGTATGGGATTACGACTTTAGTAAAGTTACTATGCTTAAAATTGAATTTAGTTGGTACGGCGCTGTTGGTGCATTGTTTCTTGCATATGTTCCAGTTGGCAACGGCGAAGCACGTTGGGTTAGAGTACATCATCTACGCTGTTCAAACCAACTTAAAATATCATCACTAGGTAATGCTACGCTTCCAATTACATATCTTGTATACGGTGGCGGCAGTGAAAACAGATTAGGTATTGCTAATGATGACAGAGCAAATCATGGATACGCAAGTTCATACTCAGAGAATCTTGTAAAGTACGGTGCTTCGTATTATATTGATGGCGGAGACCGAGGAACTGTTAGACTCTATAATCATAGCTCGGTAGATCCTGCTAAAGGTAATGTACAAGGTAGTAAGCATGTATTCACAGTTGACGACACTCATGTTGTTCCGGGTACTTCAACTGCTTCTACTCGAGCAACAACTAATCCTTACTTTAAGGTCGATAGTACAAATGGTGCACCTGCACTAAGTACATTCTATATAGGTGCTAAAATTATTACTGGTGATCCATCAGATCAAGATATTGAAGTTATTTGGGTTGACACTGTTAACAATTATGTATATATTGATAAAGTAACATCAGGTTCACCTAGCTCGATTGATGTTGTAGTTGATAGAACAAAAATGTTATATGGCCTAAAAACTAAAGCAGCTATTACTAGCGGCGATGGTAATGAAGTTAGAAATAGAGTACAAGTTTATCCTACAAAGTTATCTATTGGTACAATCGGTGCAAATTCAGGTAAACTTACATTATTAAAAACACCATTGTTTCAAACAAATACAGGCGTTAATGGTACGTTTACTACTGATGCAACTGTAGATATAATGTCAAGTAACTTATTATCAACAACTGACATTAACTACCTTTCTGAAGAAGGCGACTTTGTATACGGATATTTCAAAGGTTATTTAAACAATGCAAGTGCCTTTATTAAAGTATTAGGAAAGATAGAACGCAAAAACGATCTATACTATTTTTATCCACACGAGGTGTTTAGTGGACAACTACAAATAGTTTCAGGCTCAGAGTTTGTTAGAGATGAGATTTTTGATAGTGAAGGAAATATAGTTTCACATAATATTAATGATTTTTCTAAAGAAAGACTTAGCTCAGTATTTGTAAGTAATGCAGTTCAATCACCTATACCAGGTACAGGAACAAGTGTTGCTACTTATTATGTTAGCGCAGGATCATCAGATTACGATTTGTCTGCTTACTTTGATTATAACAAAGAATATATAAGCTTTCCACTTACTGATAGTTTAGAAACATTATACCTATCACTACAATGTCAGGAGTCATACACAGGAACAGAACTACTAAATGTTGCAGCAAGTTTGACCTGGGAGGAGCAATAATCAATGCCTCAGATAAAACTAGGCTTCGACCGAATACCGATACCTACAACTACTAAGTTAGAAGAACTTAAAAACTTTCCAACTGGTGAAACGTTGCGTGATCGTACCGGTAATTTGTTGTACACTGAAGTTGAAACACCATTAGCTGAAAGAGCAAAGGTGAAAAATGCAACGTCAACATTTATTAACAATGACGAAGACAATCCAGTTAAAATAGAAGAACAGTTTCCTGCTACTTCAGAAGTTTCGTCTACGCTACTTGGTATTGACCGAGCAGAAACACAATTAAGTTTGTTTTCGGATGTTAGTTCATATGGATTAAATGAAGAAGAGTTTGAATACTTTTCTGGTCCAGCACTTAACTTGCCAATTACATGGTATCAAAGAAATTCTGACTTATACGGTCGGCATACTGCTCTTAATTTTATAGAAGAAACAAATGAGCAAGCACTTGTAATGAGTATTTTTCCAGTGCCTTATACGTTTCCGTATGGCCCTGAGTTTGCAGAAACACGTGGTGATTATCAACCTGCTCTATATGAAAAGTATCTTGCATTTGTTAGACTAGGTAACTTGTATTACGATATGTTTGTAGAAGCCGGGTTTCAATCATTTGCTGACAAACATTTTCTTCCAGTAAGTATGCTTAACGCACCTACTCAGTCTCTTAGTGTTAATTATGGGGTAAACTTTACTAAATCTGAAATATTTGATCAAGTTGGCCGATGGACATTTATGTGGATGGATATTAGAGACGGGATTGCAATTGATGCTAGAAATTTAAAAAAATTAGAGTTCTTACCTGGGTATGATTCTGATAACACACAACCGGGTCAAACCTCAGATAACGGTGTAGTAAGTGTTCTGCAAACAAAGAAAGCATACAGATATCAACCTGGGCGTATTAGTGGATTTACATTTGGGTTTAAGTGTAGCTTTGATCCAGCAAGTACACAAAATATTATAGAATGGGGTACTGCTAATAGTACAGATATGTATATGTTCCAAGTTAAAGGTTCGCGACTAGCTGTTGTACGTAGAAGTACAGTACCATTACCGCAAAATATATTACAACAAATGGGGTTAACAATACAAGATCAACGTTTTGTGCCTAACCCTGCACCGTTTGAAGAAAACAGCCTGTACGAAATAGAAATTACACAAGATCTCTTTAACGGCGACACAATGGACGGTAACGGTAAAAGTGGGTATAACATAGACGTTACTAAGGTTACAATGTATAAAGTTGAGTTTGGCTGGTATGGTGCTATTGGTGCAAGATTCTTAGCGTATGTTCCAACTGGCAATGGTGATTGTCGTTGGGTTGTAATGCATACAATTATTATTGAAAACGGTATGGGACAACCATGTCTTGCTGATCCATATTTTAAATTTAAATACATATTAGATATTAACGAAACATCGTTTTTACGTTCTCCGCAGTTTTTATACAAGTATGGCGCAAGTTGCTATATTGATGGCGGTGATGACAATGCTGGAGAAGTATATTCTTATAATTCTAATCAAGTTGTATCATCCTTTATTACACTAACTGATCGTGACGATGATGGTGATATCGACGAAGCTGATTTAGAAAGTACAATTGGTGGTAAGAGTATTTTGGGCATACAACCAAAAGAACAATTAATTAATGTAGACGGTATCGGAGTTAATAACAAACGTGATACTTATATTGAAGATTTAAAAGTTATCACAGACGCACTTGCACAATTAGACATTGTAGAAATTGGCGGTTGTCCGGGTTTTGGACATCATTATGCGCCTACACTAAGATCAAACGAAACTGGAATATATTTTAACACATTAAGTTTTACAGAAGATAGAACACAGATGCTACTGACAGATGGCGAAACGTTTAGCGACTTAGAAGATGGTACTAAAATGATAGGACCTGGGCTTGTAAATTTTTATTTACAGAAAGATCCATTGTCAGTAGATGATACTAGTGCATACTTTAGAAGAGAAGGTATTATTGGTCCGAACATAACTACCTTTAATGAAAAGATTCCTGAAAAATTAAACGTAAACGACGAACTGGTAGAGTTCTTTCGTTACGATACTACACAGATTAAATTTACAAAATACAATGCACTTGCTGCAAGTGACTTGCCGTTGACTGGCGAGAAGATTAATGTTAACTTTTTAAACTCTCGCCAAGTAGATAACTACGGCATAGAAGCACATAATGCTGAATACTTCGTAGGCATATCATTTGATAAACCTAAAGTTGTGTTTACACCTAACGAAGAATTAGTATTTGAAGATAGAAATACCGGCATAGACAGATCCTTTGACTTAGAACAACTAGTGATGCTTAACTTTACTCCCGATGTTATTAACACTAACGAATCGGGGATAGAATTATCTGAAGGACTTTCAATTCAAGGCGATGTTAAGATGGAGATGGACTTTAGAATAGATCGTCCTGCAGGTGAAGATACCGGTAACTGTTCGCAAATAACAATAACCGAAGAACCAAAACAGAACTATAATGTTATATACAGTAGCACACTCAAGGGTGATAGTTACCCAGTAGGAAACTATTTAACATTTGATCTAGAACCAGTTGCGTTAGTTAATGCCACAGTAATTGTTGGCGCAGAGATTGGTCAGGAAAATCCTGATGGAACACTTTCAGGAAGTGGTATGCGATTCACTTCTGATATAATTGTAAACAAATATTTTGAGTTTGGTGAAGAGTTAACTCAATATGCTGTAAGTATCGATACTGTTCCTCTTGAAAACGCTTTTAAGATTTTTCTTAGCCCGATCAAAATAGCAGATCCTAAGGTGCAATTTAAAGTGTATTTTGGAGACTTTAATTTTAAACCAGTGTATGTTATCATTGGGATGCGTGATAACGCAGAAGTATGTAATATATCAATTGCCGAAACTAAAGGAAATAAACTTAGGTCGTTTGTGCCTACATGGTTAACAAACGACAATGTAACTGTTAAGTTTTCCGGTGGTAGTTCTCCAGGATTGCCTCCGACTAACTTTGAATCAACGTCACGTTTAAGTTCGAACAATGTTGATACACAATTACAACAACCGTTAAGACCAGGAAAAAATATTACTACTGTGTTTGTACATCCAAATAATAAAGATTTAATAAAACTTACTAATGTATACGGTGCTGATAGACAAATTATTACGCCAGGAGCGCTTAATTCTAAGGCTACATTTATTCGTGCTAGAAACCTTGATCAGGATATAGTAAATAAAATTATTGTAAGTCTTGTGACAAGGGAAATTTAATGGCAATTAAAAAAACAAACTTCTACGGATTAAATGTATCTAAAACATTTACTGATATTCCGAGCACTAAGTCTGCTGTTATTAATTTAGGTTTAGATGAAAAAGATTTAGAAAAAATTAATGGAATTTCCGAGTATGGCGGAACTAAAACAGATATACAGTCATTATCTGAACTTGATCAATATTTGTCACGCAGTATTACAGCATATGCTAAAGAGGTAAGCAGTTACGAAGAAATACTTAGTAACAGTGCAGATCCTAGTAAGAAGCTTCGAGGTAACTTAACAGTTAACGGTATTATAGGCGGGTCAGCCCTCAAATATCAGTATTATGACGGCATTAATGATGAAATAAGAATTGCTGATATATCAACATCAAGAACATCGTCGTGGAGTACTACTGTTGACCAAGAAGTGATTCCAGAAACAACTCCAATACAGTACGGATTAGAAGTAGAAGTTGGTGGTGATATTGTAGCTAATGAATTAGAAATATTTAAAGAAGTACGCCCTGTTATTTTTCCAGATAGTGAGTTACCGACACATAAACTAAGAGTGCTAATGGATGGTCAAAATGTATTATGGTATGTTATGAAAAACTTACCATTAATATTCGAAGGTGAATTTAGAAGCTTAAATGCAAGATGCGAACTTATACAACCCGGTAATGTTAGTTGGCGAATATTCTACGTTGACAATGAACTACTAAGTTTAAACTTTGAAAATCAAGGCGGAGTTAACAGTGAGAGCATACTGAATATTGCTGACACATTAACACGTAGAAAAAACATAGAAATTTATCACAACCCCGACAACTATAGTCTTATATCTCTTCCAAATTGTGGAATAAAATTCTTACCTAACGCAACTATAGATAATTTGATTGAATTAGACTTAGAAAATAACTCGTTAAATACATTTCCTGACTTTAGCTTTTTTGCTCCATCATTATCAGTTTTAAAAATTAGTAAGAATAACTTTACTATCGGCGATGACTCTAATCTAAGAACTTTAAATGCAGACGTTATTGCTAAAATACCAACTGGATTGTCTGAACTATATATCGGTAGTTGTTTTTCAGGACCGATACCGGATCCCACTGTGTTAAGTGGAACAAACTTATTAGTTATGGATTTTTCAACATCATCGTTTTTAAAATTCTCTGGAGCGTTGCCAGTTCCGCCGCCATCGATACAAGAATACGTAATGTCTGGAAATACATTTTCTGGTATTATTCCTAGTGAATTATTAAGTGCAATAAATTTATCTATTTTAAATTTGTCAGCATCGGTAATAGAAAATGATCCAATCGACGAACTACCATTACAAAGTATGTTATTAACAAACGTAGATATTTCAGGAAATATTCTTGCTGTTCCGGACTTGACAAATCGAGTACTACTTAAAGTTTTTAAACAGAGTGCAACAATGCGTCAATTTGGTGATAGATCAAGCATACTAACTGACAGTGGTGCTTGGAAGTTTACAAACTGTTCTGCACTCGAAGAACTAAATTTTGAAAACCACAATGTAAAGGGATACTTACCTACTGAGTTTTTAGGCAATACTAGTTTAAAACAAATTAAAATGTTTGGCACAGAACTAGAAGGAGTGTCGGCGCTTTATACATTTGATCAGGGCATGTTTGAAGATTGTCTTTTAACTTTGTTAGAGTTTGAGTACTCAAGTGTAAATAATGGCGTGAAACCGATACACCCTAATACATTTACTGGATTAGTAAATGTAGTTAAACTCGAAGTCGAAGGTTCTTATAACGATTCTGGTGATAAAAATATTAACGGTAACTTACCGTTAATTGGAGATTTAGTAAGTATTGAAAGAATTATTTTTACTATTTCACAAATTACAGGTACCATTTGGCCATCAATAGATAATAATCCAAATGTTGAGTTAATTAATTTATCAACTAACTCACTTACTGGACCCTCACCGGCATGGACCAGTGCATCTCTTAGATATTTTTATGCAGATCAAAATGAACTAACATCATTTAGCCAACTTAATGCTCCTAACTTAGTTCGATTACATTTACATTTTAATAGTATGACTGGTGATATACCTGACTTGTCTAACATGGTTAACTTAACTTACCTATGGGCAAATAATAATCAACTTACAGGTTATACAGCAGGATCATTTACAACAATGGCTGCACTACAACGATTAGATCTTAGTTTTAATAATCTAGTATCAGGTGCAATAAATCAAATTATATCAGACTTATATGATAATTACGAAGCAAACCCTAGAACTGGGGTTACTATTAATTTAGCAGGTAATGATTCTCCTGATGCTACAGCAGCAGAACGTATAAGTTTCTTAGCAAGTAATGGTTGGAGCATAATTACGTCATGACAGGATTAACAGGATTTTCAAAAGAAAACAATTTAGTAGAAAATATTTTAGATAGATTAGCAATACAAAATTTACTTCCTAACTTAGGCGGTATTTCAAATGACGTTGCGTTATTTACTAATAACTTAAGAAATGAAAGTATATTAACTATACGCAATACTGAGTTTACTCAATATGTAATTACCCTTGCTAATATAAACAACGATTTTAAAACTAGGTCAAATGTATTTACAAATGGCGATAAAGTTGATGCGTACTATAATGATATAAAACAAAATGCTAATCAGCTATATGTAAAAGACTCTAATGCAATATCAACATTTAGTTTAAGCGAAGATGCAAACTTGTCTAGTACATACGACTTAACAGCACTTCAGGCACTTGGTGGTGATATTGTTTTTAAAAGAAACAACGCTACACTGCTAGAAAATATTGCATATGCTAGTATAAGTGACATTGACTATGTACGCCCTAGTTCAGCATCAGTAACTGCTCGAACAGTCGAGTACCAAGCAGCGCCTGGTGAGAAATTATCTGAAGTAATAGACGAGTTAGAGTTATCACAATCTAAAAAAGCAATAAAATATAGAAAAGACGGTAGTTTATCCGTTGACTTTTCTATTAGAAGTGAAGGACCGTTTACTGTACAAGGCGATGTAGATTCCGGAGTAGACGAACCAGGATTTTATATTACTGATGCTACAAGTTCTCCAGATAATCCAGTTGCTATTAGAGCATTCTCTAATGATTATAATCCGTGGACTAATGATCTAGCAGGCGGCTTAGTAACACAAGCATCATCAGTAACAATGCGTAAGTTAGTTGTAGACGGTGACGTTACAATGAACGGAATAAATGTTGTGACCGAAGTTGGTAATATTACTGATGTGTTCACACATAAGTTACCTATCACGATTGACGGGCAAACTTACTTCTTATGTCTTAATAAACCTGTTTAAAGACTAGTTCCAATAATTTTATAAGGCGTTGATACTTGATTATTAACATCACTAACTAAGATATCTACAAGTCGAAAATATTGAGTATCGTCAGCTGCCGAATACTCTGTAGATATATTAATAAAGTTTTTAAACTCTATATCTAATGCTCTTATTTTTCCATTTTCAACAATAAGGTGCTCAGTATTAGTTGTTAATCCTGTAAGTGTTGCACTAAATGGCGCCGATGTATCAGCATTTGCACGTTCAGCTATGATTCTATCACCTTCCGCTAAATTAGCAGTAGCACTACTTACTAAAGTAATTGTATTTGTGCTAGAATCAACAGTAGCAACTTCTTGTAATGATGATGTGCCGCCTTTGCCGATTGATTTAATATAATAGCCTGGTTCGATACCATACACTGTATCTAATATTAAAGTAGTAAGGTCAGTAATTGTTACTACATTATAAGTTGTGTAGTTTAAAATGCCAGCATCTTTATAGATATAACTTATGCCGCTAGCAGCACCGGCGACAGCTTCAAAGGAACTGGAACTAGTCACTTGTGTTATATCATATCTGCCAGTATCGGTTATTAACAGCATTCCTTCAACTAAGTCAGCACCAAAGTAAGAACTATTAATAGTGACACTAGTACCAGATACAGTTACGTCAACTCTATCTACCAATCCTCTATGATCAACTAATGTTGTTATTACATCGTTAGTTACACCTATTGAAGTACCTTGAGTTGGGCTACTTAGTATGAATCCTGAGCCAGGTAATACTTCAGTAATATATGTGCCGTCTAGAAGAGTACAATCTCGACCGGAAGCAGATCCACTAATCAATACTAAATTACCTGCTGCTGCTGTTAATGTAAGGCCTGGGTGTTGGAGGCTTTGGGCAACAATAGGAGAGCTATCTCTATATTCTACGCCTATGCCTATAATTGTTTCAACTGCTGCTCGATTAACCGGAGGAATATAGTCTGATGTATCAATTGGTCCAACTGTTATAATACTTTCGGTGTCACTTAGTGTACCAATAATGCCGCCATCGCTGCCAAGTTTGTTTACATAAAACTTTTTAAATTCAGGAAAATTTGCAGGGTCTTGACTTGGTAAATCGTTTAGTGTACTATAGTAATTATTGTTAATTACTGTTCCTAACAATACTGATAAGCTTAGGGTAAACTGTTTATTCGGAGGAGTGACGTCCTCATCGAGCCACCAAAGTATTTTTATTCTTCTAGGTGAAAATCTTAAGAAGCCTGGAATGATTATCGACTTCTCTTTACCACCTTGACCAAAATGAGTAGATGGATGCAAAGCTCTACCGTATAAAGTCGCTGGCGCTGTTGTATGATCGAACTCTGTTAGACTTATTCTGTCATTAGACGGATCAACACCGCGAGTGTCACCGGACCAATACAAACTATCGTCAGTACGTGCTGAATCAGTATAAAGTCTAATGCTATCAAGGTTCATTATTCCTTCTTTACCGCTTACAACTGTTGAAAAAGATTGAGTGTTAGCTAATAAAAAATCATAGAAAGGACCGTCGTTCCACACAATGTTTTGCATTACTCCGTTGTTATCTTCAATCTGTATTATTAAGTGACCGGTTGTTTTAATATTAACAAATAAATCGCCGTTGCCTTCAGGAGTAATATAACCCTCCCATATCACTGCACCTTGTTGATTTTCAAATTGAGAATTAATTTTGTTATCCCAAATAAATTCTCCATCTAGCCAAAACTGCTTTTCATCTTTCGGAACTTGATTTCCAACTAGTGCAGTAATTGGATCAGGATCTCCCGGAGTTATCGTAGAAAGTTGAGATGTATTATAGAACTTTGCTTGCAATCCAAACGGACTACCTCCAAAATAGCTGTCTTGGCCTGCTTCTAATTTTATTCTATCAAATTGATTTTTAACAGTAACTAACGGTACAGCTGGAGCAGTTACAGATGCTTCGAGATCTGGGTCGTAATATGTATTTCTAAAAGTTATATTAGCAAGTGCTATTATTTCATCTTGCGTTACCGGGTAAGATCGTATTGTTTTAATTGCTTGTGTTAAGTCGTCACTTATATAAGTATCGTTACCAGTGGCAAAGTCGTTTAAAAGATTTGTTAAACCCTCGTCGGCATTTTCTAAATCTCCAAGATTTTGATCTCTTCTTAATCCAATGTTTCTAAAACTGTTTTGCGGCATAGTGCTTCCTCATAAATACTCTTGTATTTATCGTATTTTGGAGACATAATGTTTAACCCTCTTGTAGATAGCTTTGCAAAATTATCCGATTCTGAGATTGAGGATAAAATTATTGAACTTAGTCGTAAGTTTTTTATGACAAATAACCCTAGTGTGCAACAGCAGATTAGTGTTATACTAGAAATGTATAAAGAAGAAGGTCGAGCTCGTCGTGCAAGTGCAATGGTACAACGCACAAAGAAAACTGACGATGATCCTGAAAATCCACTTGACAATTTAATAAATGTAAGTTAATATAGTAGTATGTTGATAAAGACTGACGACTTAGGCGTACCACGATTCTCTAATCGTGACTTAACTGATATGATCTACTCGGGTCATGTTGACAAGTGTCATGTTGTATTATGTGATCCGTCGGATGACATAGATAAATTTAACGCAGCTATGCAAGATCAACACTTGCCTGAGCTTACTAAGTATATTGCACTAGATGTAGATCAAAAGACTTTTGACGGTGCATTACAATCAGAATGGTTTATGCCTGATGCATACAA